CCGCCAATGAATTGCATCCCGCCAATGAATTGCATCCCGCCAATGAATTGGAAAAAGAACAAACAAAAAAACAAGACCGTTGTCCTAAAGGAACACGTAAAAATAAACAAGGCAAATGTTTAAAATGGAATAAGGTCACCAATGCTTTTGAAATGGAACGAGAAGAAGAAAAGGATGATGAACGACAAAAAGGGGGCGAATCGGACGATAGTATTAATTTTTCTACAACATCAAGCGAATTAAATACAGAAGCATTGGATAAAACTATATTGAATGCCGCAAATTTAGAGGAAGGAGAAGATTGGTATCAAAAATATTTATCAAACGAGGTTAATGATGAAAATGCACCCAATAACAATGTAACTTCCGAACAAATTATTGATGAAATTACTAATTTCTATATTTTAAAAGAAAAAAATGCAAAAAAATGCAAAGGATGTGGCAAAAATGTAGGAATGGAGTTTGAAATTATTAATGACAAAAAAAAGAATACACGCACCTTTATTATTAAATGTGGGTCTAAGGTTAAATCTTGTACCGAAAATACACGCATCACCACTGATTTTGTATATTATACGGATAGTTTCATGGCTGAATTGCGTACCAACATTCGGCTACTACAAAATGATATTATTATTTTAAAAAATAATGCATTGTTTGGATACATCACAGTAGAACAAATCCAACTATCATTTCAAACATTGAAATCAAAATTATTGGAAAATATTACACATTATATTCATGGATTACAATATATTTCACAATGTGAAAACAATGCAAATGTAAAGGAAGATAAAGACCTTTTGCAAAAATATTTGAGCGAACTAAAAACCGAAACCAATGTAGAACATATTATTTTAAATTACACCAACCAAATATATCCTCTGGTAAATAAAATGCGTTCTTTTCAAACAAATTGCTTAAATTCGGTATACGAATACAACATTAGTCCAACACCCAACCATTTAATAATAGATCTGAATAAAAGCAATGTCAAAGAAAAAAGTAAAAAGAAAGACAAGACCTTAAAAAAAGATAAAAAGAAAAGGAAAAAGGATAAAGAGGATAAAGAAGGAGAAAAAGACAAGACATTGAAAAAAGATAAAAAGAAAAGGAAAAAGGATAAAGAGGATAAAGAAGGAGAAAAAGACAAGACATTGAAAAAAGATAAAAAGAAAAAAAATAAAAAGAAGACCTTGAAAAAAAATAAAAAGGATGACACAAATTCATATGAAAATGAAGAACTGGTAAACTAACAAAATTAAAAATAAAAGAATCTTTTTTCATTTTTGTTTGAATTATGGATTTTGATAGTTTGTTATTTTCCAAACCTCCCAAAAAATAAAAAATAAAAAATAAAAAATAAATTTTATCAAATGCGAAAATTTCGAACGGCGCCAAAAGATATACACAAAACACCAATATTGCCCAAGCTGGCTTCGTTGTCGCTGTGTTTTGATATGTAATTATTACCGTTTTCATATTTATTTACCAAAATGCCATTATAATCTGCGTTAAATCGTTCATTTATTAATTTTAGCAATTGTGATGTTGCGTATGAGGTTGGTTTGGATACCATTAATTGATTTGAATAATAATATCCATTGGACGTGTCACTAAAAAACCCGACATTTCGTTGCTGATAACACGTTCGTTCATATATTTTTATTGGGGGGGTAATCAATAACTGATGTTCTACCTCTTCTATGCACCGCATAATTAATTCATGATCGTCAAACGTAAACACATTTAAAAATGAACGGTTGGTTTTTATTAAAGTTGTCATAACATTACTAACTTACTAAATAAAATAATATAAATCATTTTTTTGTTATAAATAAAAAAACAAATAGTATTAACGCCGTTTATTATATATTCATTTTTTTTATTTTATTTTTTTTATTTTTTTTATTTTCCAAACAAACTAAAATATACGTTTATCGGTCGATAAAAGTAGACAAAAAAACTAAGAAAATTAATTGGGGTTATTTTGTTCTTTTTATTTTACAAAAATAAATTAACCCTATTTTATCCTCTTTGTTTTTTATCCAAACTAACAAAATGAAAAAAGAAACAAATTGGCGAAATTTTTGTCTCGTCGCATTTGTCTCATCGCAAGTGCCTCGTTAAAAGACACATCCTGCTTGGATTTACAAAGTTTCAAAATCCAATTTAATCTCGTCGTCGTCTTGAGAAGAAAACGGAATAATTAGTTTGTCTCCACCAGAACTTGATGTTGTTGTAAGTTGCAAGTTTTCAATCGACACGGGTGGGGTTGGTGGGCGAGATATTGGCGTCACATCTACCTCAATGGCATTTGTTCTATCCATTTCGCCGTTGTTTTCCTTTTGCAACATAGTCTGCATACTTCGCAATTTTGTTAATTCTGGGTTGGTGGAAGCAGGAAGAACATTTGATATTTTCAAAGATTGCTGCCGTGCATCCGCAATGTCTTCGTCGTGCACCACATGTTCTTTAATTTCCTCCGTCACCTCTTCTTCAATAGTTTCGTCCATGTATGCACTTAAAATAGTTTCTACGGGAATGCTTTCACGAATTGTATTTAAAATGCACTCTTGGATAATAATTTCAAGTTCGCGATAATTCTTTTGAATTAGAAGTGGTTGGATATCCATTTCATACAAATACACATTATTGTATATTTTGCGAGCCGTGTTGATGTATGCCTTGTGAATAAACACGTCTGATTTTGGAATATCTATATTTATTTTCTTTTGCTTTGTTCCAACTCGCATCGCCGTTAAAATTTTTAGTTGCACGATATGAACACAAGTAACCAAATCTTCCAAATACTTACAGCCACTTCGTTCAATAATGCGATTTCGTTCTTTTTCCACGGTACTATTGCTCCATTTTGGAATATTCAATAACAAATTTTGAAAAGTCATTAAATATTTATCCGGTTCTTCGCTTGCTTTGCACATTTGGTTTGCTTCCGTAAAAATAGACCGAAAACCCTCAATCATTAAAGGGGTCAACACAATGAGCAAACGCGCCGCCCATTCCGACTTGGATTCGTGCAAGGTACTTAAATTAAAATCGTCCATGCAGATTAACTTGTTTATTATTTTCATTGTTTAATTTATTTTTTCTAAAAAACCGCATTAATTCCTATAATCCTTGAGAAATCATTTTTAGTTTTTCGTATGTTTTTAATTGACAAAAAAAACAACCTCCAATTATCATGCAAAATTATTTTTTTTGAAATATTTGCCAATATAATTTGCTGGGGGTTTTGTCTAAAATTCCGTGCTCAAATATATTATTTAGCGTATGAATACAATGACATTCGCAATGTGTTTCAATCCATTGTTGATATGTTTCTCGGGATTTGTAATTTCCAATAGAGTGTTCCAAATGATATTCTAATTCTTCGACGGTTCGTTTTTCTGGCTGTTCTGTTAAATAGTATAAATAATGTTCCCATTGAATTAATGCAGTAGTGGCTGGATTGTTTGCATTATGTTCTTTCACGATTAAATAACCTCCTTTTTTTAAATTTGCTTGAATTAAAGGAAATATAATGGTTAAAATATACTCATCGGTCATATGATGCAGCGACACCATACATATAATGCAATCCACTTGAACTTGGTTTGTATGAATTAATACATTTTTATAATCATTTGCATCTGTATCCAAAAATACATAATTAATGGTATTCGTATGTGAATACAAATATTGAAATTCACTATTTACTTGTTCTGACATTGGATTATTTTCAATGCACATACAATTTTGTTTTGGCAATTTATATTTAGTAGCAAAATAATGTATTACATTTCCATTTCCACCACCAATGTCAATCAAACTTGTTGGGAATTCTAAACGTTGTGCGTCAAAATATTTAACCATTTGTTCGCAAATCCAGTTTTGTCTAGAAGACACAACTTGATTGCTTTTTTTATATGGTTCAATAATTTCGTCTATTTTTAACAATAATGCAATAGTGGATTCTTTTGTTATTACACGATGGTTATCAATTTCATTTTTAACAAAAGAGGCATGCGTAGAACTAATAAACGGCATTATTTTATAAATTATATGCATTAAGCCATTCATTATTGAGTTGTTTTTTAATAATATCTAAATAATATATATATATTATTTAGATTGAAAATCATTTTTATATAATATAATCGTACAATGTTGAAAACAATATTTATGCGTTTTTTCAAATAAAAAAATATATTAATAATATTAATATGTTTGGTAGTTTTTTAAATTTCCTTTTCAATTCTTATATTTTATTAAGCATTAGCGTATTTGTTGTATTGTTGGGTGCTATTTATTTTTATATTAACTATCAAATAGAACATCAAAACAATAAATTAGAATCCTTAGTACAAGTAATGCGCGGAGTAATTAATGACGTACATTTTATAAAATCGAAGTTATTCAATATGAATTCGGACGCCGAATTGCATAAAGAAGATATGCAACAAGATGGAGGAGATGGAGGAGATGGAGATAAAATTGTAGTTTCAGATAATGACGAATATTATGACGACGATGAAAGCGTGGGCATTTACGTTTGTAACAATAATTTGCGTAACGTTAATATAAGTAAAGAAAGTGACATTGACGAAAGCGATAATGAAGAAAGTGACATTGACGAAAGCGACATTGACGAAAGCGACATTGACGAAAGCGACATTGCATTATCCGATTGCGACATTAAAGTAATTGAGTTGGTTGAACCAATTGTTTCTTTAGTTAAGGAAGAAAAAATAGATATAAAAGTAGAAGATGTTGAAGAAGAATCAATAAAAGTAAAAGTAGAAGATGTTGAAGAAGAATCAATAAAAGTAAAAGCAGAAACAGTAGAACCAGAACTAGGTAAAATGTCGATAGGTGCTTTGCGTGCATTGGTGAAAGAAAAAGAGTTGTGTGCCGAGCCATTAAAATTAAAAAAATATGAATTATTAAATTTGTTGAATAATAAACGAACCTTGGATATTTAAAGTGAATTAAAAAATGTGTGTACTTATTCATCGTTTGTACTGGAAGCATTGCATGGGTTAGAATCGTTGCCGGAATTAATTCCGTCCCACACGACTCCGCAATTATTGGACCAACTATATTTTGCACACGTTCCGTTACTCCCCGTAAAAGGAGCGACCGAAAAATCCATGGTATTTGCATTTATATCGGTCCCAGAGACACTATTTTTAAAAGACAATGTATAATCGTTGTCTTTTTGCGTGGGTGCTTTTACAACCTCTTCTGTTTTTAAAAAACACTGCTCGGTTGAATTTCTATACGCGGTTCCAAAACACATTGCACTCCCAGAACAAAGTATTTTGCATTGTGCTTGAGATACACCCGTGTGCTCGGTCAAGGTATTGTCCGCGGAATTAGTGTTGGGATGGTCGGTATACAACTTCTTTGAATTTACTAAATTGCATGTGCCTAAATTATGTGTATTCATACACGCAGACCCATTTCCTTCTAAATCTACCCAGTAGTCGGGGCAATCGCCAATAATAGGCGGCCATTGGGCGTCTGATGAACTTGATTTTGACAAAGACATTCCTATAATAATTAGTACGAATAATAATATAACAATGGCAATGATGACAACTGTTTTTTGGAACATTTATGTTATCACAATATTTATTATTTTATGACAATCAATCTAACATTCGTCGGTCATATTTTTCGATAAAATAAACAATATGCATTTGCACTCACAATTTGTTGAATTTGCGATTCGTTAATTTTAGATACTTGATCGTCATTAAACATATACCATTCTTTAAATGTAGCGTGTTTTACACATGCGGTATAATGACCCCCGTTAGCATTTCCATGATGCTGACATACTCCATACAACTCATACATTAATGGCAATAAAATCGCAGATTCGTACAAGTATGGTCTCATATTTATTTGAAACGGAAAGACGACCAAACTGTTGTTTTTTATATTACAATTATTATATCGTTTCAAACTAATCACCAAAATCGGCGGGAAATTCCAAAAACGAATTGTCCGTTTTACAGATTCCTTTTCTTTAGTAAGTTCATTCGTATAATCGTCGAGTGTTTCCGCATCACAATAAGCATCTAAACACTGAGTTAAAGAAAAATTATTTTCTTTTAAAGTTTTAACAGGAATGTGTAAATTAATTTCAAAGAACGGCTGTGGCGTAACACCGAGTGTTTTTCCCGTTGATTGAGAAACGATGTTAGACACGGTTATTCCAAAAAATACATGCAAAATCTCAGAATAATCCTTGGTGTAAATAAGTTTAAACATTTCATAACACTGAATCGCCACATTATCTGTGGTGGTGGAGGCGGTACTGCGAATAGTCATACTTACTTCTCGGGATATTGACCCGTGCAAAGAATCCATCAGTATTGCCAACAATTCAGAACTGTCGTTTTGTCTAAATCCTAAAAATGTGTTGTTTTTGTTTTTTAATTTAACGTTCTGTTGAAATGCCTGGTGGAATGCTTTTAGATTTATATCATTGTGTGAACTAGACCACAATGCTTGGTGTAATTCTATCCACTTCAAAGACAGCCGTTTATCCACTTGTTTAATTGGCGTGTCTGTATCCAACACCACTATTTTATTATTTAGCAAGGCATTATTTAATTCAGGAGTGTGGGAAAATATTTGCAAAATCGAATTCATAAAGCACGTGTTGCCTAAATTTGCAAGCCCAACAATTCCATTCATTGGTATGTTTTATTGTTGTCCTTTTATTATATTTTGGCGAATCCAACGGATATAACAAAAAGACAACAATAAAACATTATATTATATTTTGTTAATATTAAATGTATTGGAGCATTGATGAATTTAAAGATTGGGTTAATGATAATTGATATTAAGTTCTGGACAATTAACAAGTGTTCCGCCTGAAATTGAAAATTTAACCCACTTGACTAATTTAATTTGAATTTAGGTAATAATAGGATAACAAATATTCCGTCCGAAATCGTCAATTTAACCAATCTTCGTGAATTATTTCTTAACAATAATAATATAACCGATGTTCCACCTGAAGTGGAAAATTATTTAAATAATATTCTCATCATAAATCTTGCCAATAATCCAATTTTATTCCAACCAAATCGGGTCCGAACAAATCCATTTGCGAAACGGAGGAATATCAAACACAATGAGTAGTGTAGCGGTGGATGCGTTTATGAATAATAACAATAATGCAAGTATTTTTGAAATATATGTGGGATGTGAAAGGCGAAAACGAAAAAAGTAATAAATCAATAAAAAAAGAAAAGGCAAAACAAAAAAACGTAACAAAATTTATAAATATAAACATAGTCGTAAAAAAAGAAAAAACAAATCAAAACGAAGTTAATTCATCACACCAACTATTTTTACATTTAATATTTATCATGTGTTAGTTTGTAAAACGGTCGGTTAAAAAACGAGGCAATTTGTTTCTTTTTTAATTTTGTTAGTTTGGATAAAAAAGAGGATGAATAAAATAGGGTCAATATAAAGTTTTTACACTTTTCTTATTTCAAACACCCATATAATATAAATTACATTTAAACAATAAAAATCAATATAGAACACAAATGTTAATTATGTTTATCTTTTAAATGTGCTTTATACAAATTGTTTTTATATTGTTTTTTTATATTTTCTGACATAAATAAAAACGATATAAAAACAAGTTGTATTATAATATAATATAATAAAGCAAAACACATTTGCATTATGTCTAACTCAGTTCAAGTTATTATTGTAAATAAAAATGCAACGACCACACCCTACCAAATAAAAAATTATGATGAAAATAAGTTGTTTAAAAAATGTGGCTTTAAGTCTTGCAATGGGTTTAATTGCTTTACTACTTGGACGGTTGAAATTACGGACGACGAAAAATATATGGTACGATTATATGGAAAAAAGAGTGGAAAAGCAACCTCTGAAAATAAATATGAATTTCCCCCGCCAGTGGACAATTTATTATTGTTTGGAAATGTAGTATTAGTTGCATTTACACCAAGCAATGACAAAGTTGTAAATTTAACGCCAAAATTATGGAAACGTATTGAGAAAAAACTATTTGGTGGTTTTGAAACACTAGAAACGACCGAACAAGAGGAAATCGATGAATTGGACGATGTTTCGCCATCTTTAAAAACCAAGTGTGGATATTTAAAAGACGGGTTTGTAGTAGAAGACATCAAACTCAAGACCAAACTAAAACGAGATACGGTTGCAAAAGTAAAAAGGGATAAAGTAAAAGAGAGTAAATCAAAACCTGCCGAAAATGAGGATGGGGTAGTCGCCATAGTAGTAGTATCTACCAAAAAAACAAATAGTAAAAAAAGGAGCAATAAAACTAAAACTATTTTACCTGAAAAAAAGGAGATTTTGTTAATAGAAGAAGATTATGACGATATATAAAATATAGTAAATAATTAGATATATATATATATATATATAATTATGCCAAAATACCGGTGTAAAAATGGATTCGTTCAGTACCCGATAAAATCACAAAATTGTATAGATAAAACAACTATCAAACGGCGTTTTAAACGATGTATTAATGGTACCAGAAAAAGCAAAGTGAAAAATCTAATGGGGGTGTTTGATTGTGTTCCAATCGCCTCTAAACACACGTTAATTCCAACTGTTTTGCCTTCTTTACAACGAGACATTATTGGACAGGGGTCATATGGTTGTGTATACCGCCCATATATACCATGCAAAGAACATTCCATCAAACTACCAAACGGTTCCGCTCAAAATTTAGTGTCCAAATTTATGTCCACCGACGATGCAAAAAAAGAAGTCAAAGAATTTACCATTATACACAATAAAGATCCAGCGAATAAATTTCATTTAGGTGTACCAACCATTTGCCAACCTGATTATAATGATCCAAAAATTGTAAACGAATTAAAAATGTGCCAGTTAAACACCAACGACCCTTTATTAAAAAATACAGTAGATTCTAAAAACTTTAGTGTATTGACTTTTCCATATGGCGGGGTTAGTCTCAGTGATTTTTGCAAAAATGAACTGCCAACTTTTCCCGTGAATTTAGTTCGGGGTTTTTGGACGCAAGGAGTACTTAATTTAATGAATGGACTAGTTTTTTTTCGTACAAACAACATTATTCATTATGACCTGAAACCGCATAATATATTGTTCGACCAAACTAACATGTCGATGAAATATATTGATTTTGGAATGATGATGAACAGAACTCAGTTTATAAATGACTCGACTAATAATATAAATAAGAATGCGTGTATTCACTGGTCGTATCCATTTTCAAATGGGTTTGTAAATGCAAAAATATTGAATAGATATGCTTCTGCATCCCCCGAAATAAAAGCAAAATATGCTAAGCAAATGAAAAATTTAATTGTGCATAATAAAAAACCAACCGATAAAAATAAAATTGATATAGGAGTTGTTATAAGTTATCCAAAAAATATTAATGGTGTATTTAAATATATGTTTATGAATGAAATATCCGACAACAAAAAAGATTCCTTAATTCTTTCCTTTTTTAAAGGATTGGACGAAATTATTCAAACCTCCATTTTTTCCGATTTTCGCATTAATAATGTTGGAAACTCAGTCAATAATACATTTATTGAAATGACGGCTGACTCTATTGATGTGTATGGACTTGGTTTTACATTACAATATGTGTTAAATGAATTTAATAAAAAACGTTTAATTTCTAAACCATTTTACACTAAATGTACGTCTCTTTTTAAAACAATGTACACATTTAATCCTTTACAACGAAATATAAACACCCAGCAATTGCGTGATTATTATACCAATATAATTACAACCACTAAAATATAATAAAATTTTAACGATGTAAGTTTACCCAAATAATGAACGTTCAAAACAAGATTTTTATACAATTTTTAATTTATTTGTTAATTCAAAGTTATGTATTTTTTTATTTATAAAACAAAAAAATGATTGAAAATGTTGAAATGTTGAAATGTTAAAATTAAAACAATTAAACCAAAATATCCTATCATGATTTCGTTATATATATATGGCATTGATCCAGAAACTACAACTAAATCGTATTTGTACAATTTCTTTATTAAATTAGGAAATGTATATAAAATAAATTATCAAAATAAAAACACAGCACACGTACATATGCATTCTTGGCACCCGAAGAACAGTAAAATACAAAAAATATCTGAGGAAATTGAGGATGGAAAGATGGTGCGACTAGTACATCAAACACTTCATTATTGGAATATTTCACTGTATCAACCAAATATTAAATCAAAACAAATAACCATGCATGATTTATTTGTTTTTACAGAACAATATAATAATAATAATAACAATAAGATTGTATCTGTATAAAAATAAAAAATGCAAATAAAATAATAAAATGAATAAATAACACAATGAACGAAACTATTAAAGACGGTTCCAAAAATGACATATTAAATAAAACGGAAAAAAGAAACGGATTAATTTTAAAAAATAACACCGATACTACCGTACAATTATATCCTTTTTTAGATGATTATGCGAATTTTAATATTAAAATTGCAGAAAAGCGTGAATTTTATAATACGCGGTATGACGGAACTATTGTGGACGATATAGTGAAATATGCCGATAAATTGGCAAAATCCACCACATTTGAATTGTCTCCTCATCAAGTATTTGTTCAAAATTTTTTATCTATGTATACACCTTATAATAGTTTGTTACTTTATCATGGGTTGGGGTCTGGCAAAACGTGTTCTGCGATTGGAGTCTGTGAAGAACGACGATATTATTTGCACAATATGAATATTCCCTTTCAAAAAACATATATTGTTGCGAGTCCCAACGTTCAAAAAAATTTTAAAACACAATTATTTGCAGTTTCTAATTTACAAGTTAACGAGGATGGGAAATGTACCTATAACGGTTGTGTTGGAAATAAATTGTTGCAAGAAATCAACCCTGAAGGCATTCCTTTTTTGGGCAATGTGATAGAAATAAAAAAACAAGTGGAAAAACAAATAAATAAAATTATTTCCACTTATTATTCTTTTATGGGATATACAAAATTTTCCAACATTTTAAATAAAAATAAAAATAGCATGATATTAAATAACAGGTTAGTAGTAATTGATGAAATTCATAATATTCGAAAAACAGATTCAATGCTTTTACAAAATCTAATGAACATGCTTCAAAATTCAAAAAACGTCCAACTTTTGATTTTAACTGCTACCCCCATGTTTAACCACTATTCTGAAATAATATGGCTGATTAATTTGATGAACGCCAACGACCACCGAGGGATAATTAGTTTGTCGGACGTATTTGAAAAAAACGGGGGGTTTAAAAACGGAGGGAAAGAATTATTGGTGCGAAAAATGACGGGATATATTTCTTATGTACGTGGGGACAACCCTTATACCTTTCCGTTTCGGGTTTATCCCGACATTTTTTCACCAGAACATACTTTTCCACACATTCCTTATCCCAAATACAAACCAAATGGTATTATTATTACTAAACCTATTATACGTTTAAAACCATATTTAACCAAATTGGGAAATAAACAGATGGAAATATACAGACAAATGATGGATTTTCAAATATTATACAATAAGTCACTATATTCGATTAATATTGCGAAATTTATCGAGTGTTGTATTATTGCTTATCCTAAAAATTTATATTCAAAAAATAAGTTGAAAGAGTCGGATGGCGATTCAGATGGCGATTCAGATGGCGATTCAGATAGTGATTCAGATGGCGATTCAGATGGCGATTCAGATGGCGATTCAGATAGTGATTCAGATGGCGATTCAGATGGCGATTCAGATAGTGATTCAGATGGCGATTCAGATGGCGATTCAGATGGCGATTCAGATGGCGATTCAGATGGCGATTCAGATTCAAACGATAATAAAATAGGAGGAAACAAAAGTATAAACAAAGTATTAAAACGAGACCGATGCCCCAAAGGAACACGTAAAAATAAACAAGGCAGATGTTTAAAATGGAATAAGGTCACCAATGCTTTTGAAGTGGAACCGGGCGAAGAAAAAGAACTAGAAAATAAAAA